CCCGTAACAATTCCCTGCTTTAAATCAACATCCTTAAAACCTACATCAAGCCCTTTAGTCAACATTTGAATATTCGTTTAGGCAAATATACGTTAAAAAAGGAAATAAAAAATAATCGCTCTTTATTTTAGTGAATCCAAATATAAACAAAAAAGTTAATATTATATCATCACTCTGAAGGAAATTCTAAAATGTCACATAAAAAGAACTCTGGCAAGTCAAGAAGCGATTTGCTGTAATCCCTTATAACCCCTCCGAAAATATCAGCATCTTTCTCCCAGGGTAAATTTATATACTTTTGGAAGTTCTTTTGAACGGTTGCATAAGCTTTACTCCTTAACCCTTTATTTATAAGATTGTATTTAGTTATTGATATGTATGGCTTATTTTCCCAATGAATGAAGCCATCTTCAATATAAAGACCCATTTTTCTATTTTGCATAATATGTCTTAATTCATGCCTAATTGTTCCTTTAATGTCACTTCCAAACGCGTAAATATTTACGTCGTTACCTAGTTTAGATCCGCCATCTTTGGAAGGAACCCAACCGACTGAACCATTAGAACCGTTCCTACCATTATAGAAGTTGAATTTAAGCTTCTCGTTTAAACCTAATTCAGACATTGTATTTCTAATGACTTCTTCGTACTGCTGACCAGCTAAAACATTACCTGAGATACTAAAGTTGCCTAATTCCCTTGTATCTAATAATGTACTAGGTTTTAAAGCGATTGCAGCTCTCTCAGATAATGCCTCTGGAAATCTTTCACGAACAAAATCCTCTGTCACTATAGCCATAGAGCAACCGCAATTTATCACTTGGCGCGCCACGTCTTTACCGCCTTCGCCTCGTGCCGGATTACCGGGAGAATCTAATTTAACCCCTTCAATATTGAAAAATTGACTTTTTGGAATAGGCTTGCCTTGCGCTGAAATATGGCTTTGCCTTGGTTCGCGTCTTGCGCCTGAGTGAATCCAAAGCTTGTACATCTTTAGTCCTGTGACTAACTCAAAGTCATCACCTGATCGCATTAAACCCATGTTATTAGCTCGTGTTCCCTCTGTGATCGCAATAGCTCGCGCTCTGGATCTGCTTCCGATGGTTTCCGTTAGCAGTTGCTGAGTCTGAAAAGGATTTAAACCTAATTCAATGGCTCTTTCTAGTATTTTCCTAATCTCTAGTCTGGTCCCATTGTTTACGTTTGTGATAAGACCGCCTAAGTTTTCGCGGACCCAAACCCCAATCCAAGCTTTCCAGGTATTTAGAAACAAATCGCTCATTTCAAAGTCCTTAGTTTTCTGCATTGCTCTGATCTGGAAATAGCCCCTACGTGCCGCGTCTGGAAAAACTTTCTGATAGTATTCCACATAGGCCGAAGTCATTAACCTTTCATCAAAAATTTCAGCTTGCGAAACCAACGTTTTAAAGAATAGTTCTTCGCCAAACTTTTGGTATTGCCTGTTAGCTTTTTTGTTCTCGCGTCTGATTTGTGCTATGTTCATTATAGGTTTAAATCCTGAAAGTCCGCCCCGCCTTCAAAAGCTTCCTGAAGTGTAATTTTATTTGCCTCTGTATAGATAGCCCGTGCATAGTCTGCATCTATTTCGTCAAATCCAAGCATCGTTCTAACCTCGTTTAAAGTGGCTAATCCGCCATGCCAAAACGTTTCCATTATTAGTTTTGAATCTGCATTAAGCTCAGAATATTCTGATATGTCAAAGTCTAAATAATCGGCTTCACCGGGAAAGGCTGGCAAAAGAAACTCGCTTAAAGCCTGTTCTAGCTGCTTCAAAAATGGTAAAGAAACATCTACAACTAACTGCTTTTTGGCTTCGTTTAGGTTGTCAAACTTTGAATCTGAGCGGAAAAGAGCGGGATTAATACCCCATAGGTTGCATAATTTCTCATCATCGTATTCCATGCCTTTCAAGATGTCAAGAGCAACCGGACTAAGTGCGATTGATTGGTATTGCATAGGAATACCCAAAGCCCCAACACGGTTTTTATTCATGCTGCCATCCCAGTACTTTTGTAGCTGCTGCCTCAGAGTAGGTAGCTGTTCGGCTGTTAGCCACTTTTCAGGGTCTTGAGACGCGTCTGGACTGATAAAACCTTTTGCACCTTCATTCTCAAGTGATCTTTTTAAGCTCGAAACTGCTTCATTATTCTTGCTCAGAAACTTAATCCCTGCAAGTAGCGGACTTTGACCCCTTAGCTGTGATCCCTGAAGATCCCAATACGGATTAACCATTTTAATATGTTTGATCTCAGAGGCTGGAATTTCAATAGTCTGATCTCCTATGTTAAATTTCACGCCTTTGAAAGGCATAAACATATCTCCCTGAATAAGGTCCAATCTATTAACTGGCAAACAATACATTTCTTTGAATTTGTTAGCGTCTCGCAAACCGCCTCCAATCCTAACCCCGTAGATAAAAACTTCGCCTGTTAGCCTGAACCACATTGATACTTCTTTCAAGAACTCAATTTGCGTTTGCCTTGGGTTTGGGTGTTTTAGAAGATCCATCAAATCGCCTGACTCAAGCGCTTCAAGGTTCTTAACCCGTTCAAATTTGGACTGAGCGCGATCTAGTTCCCCAGACTTATATTTTATCGCTTTGTATCGCTTCTCTTTGCCGTTTTCCTTGAATGCCTGCAAAGGTACTTCTGAGTCTTTTTCGCCAATCTTTTTAACTATTGAATAGATCATAGCATTACCCCGATACCCTTCGTTAATGAATGTATCGACCCTATTATCCATCCACACAACTAAATTATTCACGTTGAATTGTCCGTAAATAGCTTTGTTAAGTAAGTTTGCGTCTAAATCGGCTGTAGGCCTTGGACTTGTAAGGAGGTATTTTTGAATCAGAGAAATCATTTATTATTCTTTAGATCGATTGCAATAACCAAAAATACGTAAAATATTACAAAAACTGAACGACCCACCCAAAGCCACTGAATTGGGTTTAGGGTCCAAGCTATGAAACTGCCTAATAAGTACATGGCAATTAGTAGGGATAAGTAAATAGTTACGGTTTTTATCATTAGCTCATATCAATTAGCCCAACAGGGTTTTTATTGTTAATCATTAATTCAGTCAGTCCCCATACAAGAGCATCTACACGGTCTGGAGATTTGCCTTTGTCCGGGTTAAAAGTAACCATTTGAGATTCTAATATAGAAAGATTCCCAACGTGAAAAATTCTATTCTGCTCATACAGAGAATAGATAGGCTCCGCTCTTACAAATTTTCCCTTAGTTGCTGTGACTAGCTTAACTCTATTCTTTGCCCCTTGCGACCTTAAAACACTTTCCACCATGTCACCGCCTTGATTTTTTTCCGCTACTATGCAATCAGCATTCCAACGGTCAACCGCTTTTACTGCAATTATAGCCCATTCATTAGGGGAATATTTGCCGCTTAAATCTTCAAGAATATATCCTTTATCATTGTAATCCGTTGCGCAAACTATAATCCCTGTCTCATCGCTTTCCGAAGTAGCAGTAACAGCCGGATCAATTGCAACTACTATTCTTTTTAGCTTTGGAGCTACATCAATAAAAGCCTTTGCAATTATAGCCCGATTCCAAAGCAGACCCTCAGCATCTTCCAGCCATTTCCCTAAAAATAAATGTTCATACCTAAGTAGGTTTTCTTGCTTAACTCGGTTCGCTTGCTCTAAAAAAGACGCTGATAAATTAATAGCATTATCTAAATAGGTAGTATGAATATAGGTAGTATCACTTTTCTTTCCTTTTGCTAAAAATCGCTTATGAATCCAGTGACTTTTATAGCTCGGGTTCATCACGATCATGACCCTGTTTGTCATCCCTTTAGTTCTGATTGACAAGTCTATCCGATCAAAAACGTCTTCATCTACTAGCTCTTCTGCTTCGTCTAGAACAAAGGTAGTAACCCCTGCAATTGATTTTAGGTTTGCGGTTGAGGTCCCTTGGCTAGTTTTTATTCCCTTGAATAGAATCTTAGATCCTGTTACCCTATTTGTGATCTCGGTTTGGGTAATTTCGAAGTCTTCAAACCTATTAAGTTCTTCAATCTTTTGTATAAATTCTGGAATGATCGAAATATAAGCAGAGACTAAAGTCCATCTAGTGAATAGAATGATATGGCCTTTCTCGTAAGTCAGGTGAAGTAAAGCAGTCGAAACGTGAAAAGACTTTGCGGAACCCCTTGATCCTGTAAGAAGAAAATACCTAGTTGACGGGAATTGATTAAATATAGGCTTGTAGTTATTCAGCAGTTCCATCTACCCATTTGATAGGTGAAGAAATATCTTTGCCGTTGGTTGTGTGGTCCGTGTAGTTCATTTGCAAAGCCTTAATTTCTTCAGGCATAGCAATCAACTTGTAAAGAGCTAACTGCAAAGCTGGAGCCGGTGACTTGTACCACTTGGAGCGCATTGAAACCTTAATATCTATTTTTACCTTTGATAGTGCCTCTTTTATAGCGTTGGATTCATGGAGTTTCAAATTGTAGAATGTCGTGTAGTCGCAAGGAAGATAGGAAGTGACATCAGCGATAAAAAACAGTTTATGCTTCTCAATCGCTTCTAAAGCTTGCTTTTCTAGTTCGCTATATT